CAAATGCACTTCGCTCGGTGTGTGGCATCAGGCATGTCACAGGCTGAGGCGTATCGAGAGGCGTTTGATGTGGTGGCAGGTGGGAAGACTGCAACGCATAGGGAGGCGGCATCGAGATTGATGGCGAGGGCTGACATCAAAGCAAGGGTTGATGCGCTGATAGCGCAGAGGGAGCGGTCTATATTGGCCTCTGCCCTCTCGGACAGAGAGAGAGTGCTGGGCAAGTTACGCCAATGGACTGACAGTGCCGAGCCTGCTGATGGCAATAAGATCAGAGCGGCCGAGCTGTTAGGTAAGTCGGTCGGCATGTTCCGAGACGTGATCGAGACCAGCGAGAGCAAGTCTAGCGAGGAATTGCTCGCCGAGCTGGAGACCATGCTGGAGTCGGTCGATGACTCGCCGGAAACGCCGGATGAATCTGGAAAAGCGCCCGATCGATCCATCATGCACTAGCCGACCCCCACCCCCCCTGACAGAGCGCGGGTACCTGATTCTATATACATAGTATTCCACTCAAAAAATTACCTAATTTTGCTCTGTCTAACACGTTATTTGTCGAAATGTCCGTGTTTTTACAAAAATAGGCGTGTGTTTCGCATAGGGGGGGGTATATTTCTGGAAAAATTACTCAGAAATAAGTCTAGGAGTCCCCCCACCCCCATAAATAATCCTAAAAATCACTCTTTTTGCCAAAAATTACCAAAAAAACCTTGTCTTACTGTAGACATGTTTTTGTCAAGGGGGTATGATCTCTAAAATCTGGAGATTTTTCTATCTAGTACTGTCCTAGTACTAGGAATGTTCTAGATCTGTTTCTGTTCTAGTCCTTAGAACGGTTCTACTTAGTACGGAAGCACTTGTTTCCGTTCTGTTTTGTTTTATTTATAGAATTTAAGCAAGTCTAGACAGGACTTAGACCTGTCTAAGGCTGGTGAAGGGGCACCTGTGCCCGGAGAATACAGTTGAATAGGGCAAAACCATGAGATTTGATCCCACAGGCATGACGCCACAGCAAAGGGCTGAAATGGTGGCTCAATACGAAAGCATGTATGGCCGTCCCGGCATGGCGCCTAGTGCGGCAACAAAAAAGCCCGACAAAGATCCATATGCAGGCACGGGGCTTGAGGGCACGGCAGGGATTAAAGGTCAACAGGTAAGCTACACAAGCGACCTTGGCTACGAGCCAGAATTGAGCTACACAAGCGACCTTGGCTATGAGCCCGAGCCACCCGCAAACCAAAATCTCCAGTCGATAATGGACAGCTTGGGCCCTCCACGCACCTACACAGCAAACACAGGAAATTCCACCGGGACTTTAGGCATCAACCCCGACACGGGCGAAACCTTCCTTCCTGATAGTCAGCCTCCGGGCGATCCCCCCAATTTGGATGATATCATTTCAGATGATGCGGGTTTTTTTGGGCCCCGAGGCGGATTAGGGCCTAGAATCAACAACTTTGGCGGACCACCTATGGGTGGGGGCAAAGGCGGTTACAGACCCCCAATGTATGGCGGAGGCTTTGGTGGGCCACAATATGGAAACCCCTATGGGGGCGGCTTCGGCAGACCGCAGTATGGAAACCCTTATGGGGGTGGCTTCGGCAGACCCCCGATGGGAGGCGGGAAAGGCGGTGGCAGGCCCCCCATGTATGGCAATCCCTATGGCGGTAACCCATACCAGCGCACAGGATTTGGTAGGCCGCAAAACCGATATGCTCCGCTGTTAGGAACCGGCGGTGGTGGTTTTGGGACGCCACCGCTAGGCGAAGGCGGAGTGTCTGGTGGTCAACTCCCACTTGGCGGAGGCCGTATGGCCGCCCCGGGCTACAACTTAGCCACGGGCACCTTTGATGGGTCGGGAGTAACCCAAGGCCCACAACAGCTCACCAACCCCTACTCAACAGGATATGGCATGGGCTACCAGCAACAGCCCAATCAACAACCTAGTCAACAGCCAATGGGCGGTGGAAAAGGCGGTACTCAGTCAGGCGGGGGCAAGGGAGGCGCCCAATGATCAAGTGGGATCCAGAAAAAGGCTGGTATGACACTAATACCGGGGTTGGATTAAACAGCCCAGAGGAAGAGGCCCGCAAAAAGAAGTATCTTGAGGACAGAAACAAGTTTTTACAAGAGAACATGTACGATCCCAGTAGGGACTACAGCGACGATTTTGGCGGGCTATTTGGCGCTGATGTCGATGAATCAGCAGAACTCTACTATGCTGGCCCCCAGTCAAGATGGCAAGGCGCTCTTGATGACAGGCTCAGAGAGAGGGCAAGCCAAAAAGAAAACATCTATGGTGGTAGCGGGTACTATGAAGGGTCCACGGGAACGATGGACAGGGATCTTCAGCGGCAGATGTATCGTCGTAACAACGCCATTGAGGACATGTTCCGAAAGGGCTACAGCACAGACCAGATCCAAGCCCATGTGGAGGGCAAAAGGAACGTAATTGAAGAAGGCCCTGACTACAAGGACTATGAAAAAGCCAAGGCTGGCGAAAAGGTATTTAATGTAAAGGGCCGTAAAGGCTGGGCCGAAGACTACTTTGATGTTCCTGAATATCAAACCCAGACTGAGGCGCAGGACGGGGGCGCCGACACAGGCCAAGCTAACACAGGGCAAACTGGCTCAGGCCCGGGTGACCAATCTACAGCATCACAACCTCCTCCCGCTGGTCTCCCCGGCAAGGGTGGCGCCAGCGGATCTGGAAAGGGAGGCGCACAAACGCCTCAGCAGACGCAACCACCCCAACAGTCGAGCCCATTCCAGCCCCAGCAGTCCCAAAGACGCGGGATGTATGGCTCATCACCGGCAGGGCTTGGCACTGGTTACTACGGCGGCATGGGCTCTGGTAGGCGCCAATTTGGCGGCGGCGGCTCGTATTTTGGCGGATTTGGCGGTCAACAGTCTCAGCCGTCCTATTATGGCGGGTATAGCCAGCCATATCAGCAGTCATATCAACAGCCTTCCTACGGAGGATATTCCAGTTATGGCGGCTATGGCGGGTCTATGGGCGGGATAGGTAGCTTCTACCAGCCGATGAGATATGGCGGATACAGGTGAGGCGCGACTACCGCAAGGAATACGACAACTACCATTCCAAGCCAGAACAGAAGAAAAACCGCGCCAAAAGGAATGCGGCACGCGCCACAATGGAAAAAGCGGGCAAGGTCAGCAAGGGTGACGGCAAAGACGTGGCCCACAAGAAGCCCTTGGCAAAGGGTGGATCAAACGAGAAAAGTAACCTAAAGGTAGCTTCTCGCTCAAAAAATCGATCATTTCCTCGCACCAAGAAAGCAAGGATGGCCTGATGCAGTGTAGTTGCGGTGGGGCTACCGAAGACAGGCAGGTTGTCAGGAAAAAGCGCGTCGTAAGCGAGTACGCACGGTGCGAGAGCTGTGGAAGAGTCCACGTCTGGTGGAGCACCAATGTCAGAACTAATAACGCCGGAGATCGCAAAGCGACTTAAAGGCGCAGGCCCAGAGGCAAAACTCAGGGCCGCAGAACTTCTTGATCAGGTCAAACAAGCCAAAAGAAAAGAAGACGCACAGCAGACCTTCATGGGCTTCGTCAAATATATGTGGCCGGCGTTCATTGAGGGGCGCCACCACAAGATCATGGCGGAGGCGTTTGAACGGATCGCAAGAGGCGATTTAAAGCGGCTAATTATTAATATGCCGCCCAGACACACTAAGTCTGAGTTTGCCTCCTATCTTCTGCCGGCGTGGTTTTTAGGCCAGTACCCAGAGAAGAAGATCATTCAGACAGCCCACACAGCGGAGTTGTCGGTAGGTTTTGGCCGAAAAGTGCGAAACCTTGTGGACGCGGAAGACTTTAAGGCAGTCTTTCCCAGCCTAAAACTTAGAGCGGACTCTAAAGCGGCAGGGCGATGGAGTACCAACAAAAGCGGAGAATACTTCGCAATTGGTGTCGGCGGAGCCGTAACAGGTAAGGGCGCTGATCTTTTGATCATTGATGACCCTCACTCAGAGCAGGAGGGCCAGTCTGGAGACCCATCGGTCTTCGACAGAACCTATGACTGGTACACATCCGGTCCCCGACAGCGTCTACAGCCGGGAGGCGCTATCGTAGTAGTGATGACCCGCTGGCACATGCGGGATCTGACCGGCAAAATTATTAAGTCCTCGACTCAGCGTGCAGGTAGCGATGAGTGGGAGGTTATAGAGTTTCCAGCAATCATGCCCTCGGGGAAGCCCCTGTGGCCTGAATTCTGGAGCCAAACAGAGCTAGAGGCTCTGCATAGCGAACTTCCATCATCAAAATGGAATGCACAGTACCAGCAAAACCCAACGTCCGAAGAGGGCGCACTCATCAAGCGAGAATGGTGGCAGGTCTGGGAAAAGGACTCTCCGCCCATGTGTGAATTTATTATTCAGTCATGGGACACCGCGTTTCTAAAAACGCAAAGATCAGACTATTCGGCTTGCACAACGTGGGGCGTGTTCTACACACCCGACGAGGAAGGGGCTACCAAGCCCAATATCATCCTATTGGATGCTTACAAGGAACGTCTGGAATTTCCTGAACTCAAGCGAAAGGCTTACGAGCTTTGGGCTGAGATGCAACCAGACGCATTTATAGTGGAGGCTAAAGCGGCAGGGATGCCACTCATTTTTGAACTGCGGGCGATGGGAATTCCGGTATCGGAATACACCCCGTCCCGTGGTAATGACAAGATAGCAAGAGTAAACGCTGTTGCTGACTTGTTTGCCTCTGGCGTCGTTTGGGCGCCGGAAACACGATTCGCGGAAGATGTTGTCCAAGAATTCGCGGCTTTCCCCTCGGGCGAGCATGATGACTTAGTAGATTCTTCCACGCAGGCGCTACTCAGATTCCGTCAGGGCGGCTTTTTGTCGCTCCGAACAGATGAGGAGGATGAGTACGTCGATTACGGTAGACGGGGAGACTACTACTAATGGCTTTTTTGCAAAGTAACATTCCGCACTTTAAGTGCTGGGTGCGGCGTGAATACACGCACAATCACCAGAAATATCACGGTGAGTTTCTTCACGCGATGGCAATTGCCGTCACCACGATGCCTTCTCGCTGTCTGAGCTTTCAGGTCATTTTCACGGGCGCTGAAACCTACGACAACGACGATCCAAATGTTCATGGTGGCGCAATGTGGGCAAGAATGCCGATAACGGCGTTAATGGCCGACACTCCCGTTGAAGAGTGGCCAGATCCCATGCCGGTATATGCGGCACAGCCTTGGGACTGTTCGTCTCGGGAGCACGCTGTGTATGTCCTTGACAGGGCGACACCGTGCCCTTGGCTGGCAAAGATTGATGGCGAGCTTTATCCCGCCAAGTACCTATTTACGGTGGACTACACCGACAGCGAAATAGCGGATGACCCTGCACAGCACAAGCAGAGCCATGTAATGGAGCTGTTAGATGCAGGCCCGTGGACAGGAAACATTGTAGCGCTACCCAACAACCGAGTCCGGGTAACACATCCGGCGTGGTTCTCGACTGGAGAGGGGGCGCCAGATTTTAGGCCGTCACAGCACATTCACTATTCCAAGTCCGACTTGGATTACACGCTGGACGTAAACAGAGTGTTCGACAACCTATACGCAGGTAACAGTGATGAGCAAGAAAATGACTAAAACCGCCCGCATGTTCAACAAGGGCGGAGCTGTTGGTGGGCCCAAGCCAAAGGGGATGGTAGCCGGCGGAAAAGCTAAGGCGAAACTGCCGATGGTGACAGACCCTAAGACGGGGAAGGAAAAGCCCTTTTTTATGGTTGATGGCCAAGGAAAAAAGATGGGTGGGCCAGTTGAGCCCCCAAAGACTAAGGGCTATTTCAAGGGTGGCAAAATCATCTAATGGCTATTGATGGGGCCATGATGCCCGCTGAGCTTGAGCCGGACGGGGCCGCTTTAGAGATTGTCATAGAAAATCCCGAGTCTGTGGGCGTCTATGATGAAGACGGCGGGGTTTTAATTGATCTAGACCCTAACGCTGATGAGCTGTTGGGCGCCAACCATGATTCCAACTTGGTTGATTTTCTGTCAGATCAAGACCTTCAGCTCCTTGCCGGCGAGCTAGTCGCCTCTTTTGAAGCGGATCGGAACAGCCGCGCAGACTGGGAAGACTCCTATGTTCGCGGTTTAGACCTGCTTGGACTTAAATTTGAAGACAGATCAACTCCGTGGGAGGGCGCCTGTGGCGTATTCCATCCCATGCTGTCTGAGGCGGTAATTCGCTTTCAGGCCCAGACAATACAAGAGATATACCCTGCAAGTGGCCCAGTCAAAACGACTATTGTCGGAAAAATTAACGACGAAAAAACCGAACAGGCCCATAGGGTTCAGAATTATCTGAACTATTTGATTACCCAGCGCATGACGGAGTACCGCACCGAGACAGAAAAACTACTGTTTTCGTTGCCAATCGCTGGATCAGCTTTCCGCAAAGTCTACTACGACCCGAATATGGGGCGTCCGTGCGCGATGTTTGTGCCGGCAGAAGACTTTGTTGTGAGTTATGGGGCCTCTGACCTGTCAACTTGCGAACGCGCCACTCATGTGATGAAGCGGAGCGCGAACGAAATTCGTAAGTTGCAGGTGGCAGGTTTTTACGCCGACGTTGACCTGCCGCCCCCCTCTCCTGACATATCAGAGATACAGCAAAAATATGACAGGTTGACCGGGGACTCAGACAACTACGAGTACGACAGCCGGCACACCCTGCTGGAAATGCAAGTCAACATCGACCTTATCGGGTTTGAGGATACTGACAAGGGCGTTCCCACGGGAATTGCTTTGCCGTACATCGTTACGATTGACAAGTCATCAAGAACGATACTGTCAATTCGGCGCAACTGGTACGAAGACGACCCGATGAGAATGCAACGGGAGCACTACGTCCACTACCAGTACTTACCCGGACTTGGTTTCTACGGGTTTGGTCTTGTGCATATGATTGGCGGATTGTCTAAGTCTGCCACAGCCATACTTCGCCAGTTGGTGGATGCGGGGACTCTTTCCAATCTTCCGGGCGGGCTCAAGTCTCGCGGGTTGAGGATTAAGGGCGACGACACGCCTATCATGCCCGGAGAGTTTAGGGACGTTGATGTTCCCGGCGGAGCAATAAAAGACAACATCGCCTTTTTG